AACAATCATTTGAAGCAGACGAGGGATTTCATGATGACCTTGTAATGTGTATGGTTATCTTTGCTTGGTTAGTGCAACAGGATTACTTCAAAGAGATGACTGACAATGATATTCGTCAGCGCATTTATGATGAACAAAAAAATCAAATTGAACAAGACATGGCACCGTTTGGATTTATCACTACAGGTCTGGAAGGAGATGAAGGATTTGTGACAGATGGCACTGTGTGGTATGGAGATACACAAGAAGAAGTTGGATACATGTGGGATTATCGATGAACTTAGATGACCAGTTTAGATTAGAACATCTTTTGCTGAGGGAGAGAGTTTGTAGGACTTGTCATATCAGTAAAAATTTACTGGACGACTATTATCTTATTAGAAGAACAAGAGGAGACCTACCATCTTCTTACTCATATGAATGTAAGGAATGCACTATTCGCAGAGTTATCAATGCACGTTTTGCGGACAAACCATCAAAGTGGGAATATCCTGACTGGTAGGTTGTTCATGCATTGTTTCCCCACTTGAAGAGTCCAAAAATCTAAATAATTACAGATTAATTTTGGACATACCAAGGAGAAAAACATGGCAAGTCAAGTCTCGCCTGGAATTTTAATCAAGGAGCGTGACCTTACTAATGCTGTCGTGACAGGTGCGTTGGCTATCAGAGCAGCACACGCATCATCTTTTGCTAAGGGACCAATCGGTGATATCGTAAATATCAATTCACAAAAAGAACTAGTATCTATTTTCGGTGAACCATCCGATGATAATGCTGAGGATTGGATGGTTGCTAACGAGTTTTTAAACTACGGCGGAAGACTCGCTGTGGTTCGCGTTAATAGCAGCGGTCTTCTAAATGCATCAACTGGAACTGGTAACATCGCTATCAGAAACAAGGACCACTGGGATGCAGGTCAGGGTGCTGGAGAAGTTTTCAATGCAAGAACTGCTGGAACTTGGGGCAACTCACTTCTAGCTGTTATTGTAGACAGAGGACCAGATTACATCGTTGAGTTGGCAAGCGCACCTACTACAGCAACAATTGCTGTTGGTGATGCAGTTGCATTCAGTGGTGGAGTTACGGGAACTGTTGTTGCTGCATCTGGAACTACAATCACAATTACAGCATCAGGTGCATTAACAAGCAGTGCAACCTTCACTGATGGTGGCAGCAACATCGCACTAACTTCTGTAAAAGATTGGTATCTCAATACAGAAATTGGTTCAACTGGAATCAAACTTTCTGCTATTGGTCCTCGCCCTGGAACCTCTCAGTTTGCTACAGATAATGGCATTTCCAATGACCTTCTTCACTTTGCGGTAATTGACACCACTGGTTCTCTATCAGGAACAGCAAATACTGTTATCGAAAGACTCACGTATCTCTCGAAACTAACTGATGCAGTAAGCGAAGAAAGAGCAGGTATCTACTACAAAGATGTAATCAACGAGCAATCACAATACATCTATCATGGTTTAAGCGTTGGAACAGATGCAAACATGGCAGGTGCTGTTTGGGATCAAGCAGCTGCTGATGTAACTGGTTCGTTCGCTCTTTCGGGTGCTGTTGATGAGCAACTTGATGGTGGTGCAGACGATTATGCCTACACTGCTGGTCAGTTCGGCGCTGCAATGGATCTTTTCCTTGACACCGAAGAGACTGACATCGACTTCGTTCTCATGGGCGGTTCGATGAGTGCAGAAGTAGACACCAAGTCGAAAGCAACTAAAGTTATTGCAATTGCTGCTGGCAGAAAAGATGCTATTGCATTTGTTTCTCCTCACAAAGGTAATCAAGTTGCTAGCTCTGGATCTGAAGCACTAACCAGTGTTCAGCAGAAAGAAAATACCTTGGCATTCTTCTCGGATCTAACCTCTACTTCATATGCTGTCTTTGATAGTGGTTATAAGTATGTTTACGATCGCTTTACTGATAAGTATCGCTATATTCCTTGCAACGGAGATGTTGCTGGTCTGTGTGTCCAAACTTCTAATGTTCAGGAAGACTGGTATTCACCTGCTGGTCTCAACCGTGGTGGCATTCTTAATGCAGTTAAGATGGCATACAATCCTAACAAGGCAGACAGAGATGAACTGTATCAGAACAGAATCAATCCTGTTGTCGGTCTAAGAGGACAAGGCATCACCCTGTTCGGTGACAAGACTGCACTATCTGCACCTTCTGCATTCGATCGTATCAACGTTCGTCGTCTCTTCCTCAACCTAGAGAAGAGAGCACGCAGACTTGCAGAAGGCGTTCTGTTCGAGCAGAACGATGCTACTACAAGAGCAGGTTTTGCTAGCGCACTCAACTCCTACCTCTCCGAGGTTCAGGCACGTAGAGGTGTTACTGACTACCTCGTTATCTGTGACGAGTCAAACAATACACCTGAAGTTATTGATCGTAACGAATTCGTTGCTGAAGTTTATGTGAAACCAACTCGCTCGATCAACTATATCACAGTTACATTCACCGCTACGAAGACTGGAGTTTCCTTCAGTGAAGTCGTAGGTCGCTGATATAAGTTTCCATCATAAACATCACACGAGGTTAAAAGAAAAAAATGGCAACTAAGTTAAGCAACTTTATTTCTGATATTGGACAAGGCGTTAAGCCTAATATGTTCATGGTTGATATCGCTTTCCCCACCGAAGTCGCTGGTGCTGACGGCGATGCAGACATGATCAACTTGCTCTGCAAATCTGCTGCACTTCCTGCATCCAATTTAGGTGTAATCGAAGTTCCTTTCCGTGGCAGAACTGTTAAGATCGCTGGTGACCGCACCTTCGATACATGGACCGCAACCTTTGTCAATGACAAAGAGATGAAGATCCGTGCATACTTCGAGCAGTGGTTGGGTCAGATCAACTCACACGAAACAAACAATGCACCTCTGTTTACTCCTAGTTCAACAGATGGTTATACCAGACTTCTCAAAGTTAAGCAACTTGAGAAGAATGCATCTGAGTCTGGCGAAGTTCTTCGTCAGTATAATCTATACTATGCATTCCCAACTAATGTTTCTCAGATCGATCTTGCTTATGACAGCAATGATCAGATTGAAGAATTCACAGTTGAGTTCCAGTATTCATACTGGAAGGTAGAATCTGGTGATACTCAGAATGGAGTATCTGGAGTCAAGCAAGGTATTGGTGACGCACGCCTTCTTGAAGACTGATAAATAGATCTAGGAATAGATTTGTTTACGACTGATGAGTCAACTATTTGGTTTTATTATTAATAAGAAGGAGGGACAGCAAGGTCAGTCCCCTGTCCCTCCTAACAATGAAGCATCCGTCAGCACTGTTGCTGGCGGATATTTTGGCACATACGTTGATACGTCTGGTGGACAAAACTCAAAAAACGAATACGAACTCATTCGCAGATATCGCGACATGTCACTCCATCCTGAGGTGGATACGGCAATCGACGAGATTGTGAATGAGTTTGTTGTTAATGATGGAGATGACAAACCAGTAGAAATTGACTTACAGAATTTAGAAGTAGGTGCTGGCGTCAAAAAGAAAATGCGTGATGAATTCAATAGAATTCTTCGTATGATGGATTTCAATACCAATGCACATGAAATTATTCGTAACTGGTATGTTGACGGTCGCTGTCACTATCACAAAGTAATTGATCTTGACAATCCTAGAAAAGGTATTCTAGAACTACGCTACATTGATTCACTCAAGATCAGAAAAGTAAGGCAAAAATTAAAAGGAGCAGATCCTAATAAAACTGAAGCAGAAAAAGGATCTGCACTTCAATATGACTACGGCGATTATATCGAGTTTTATATTTACAATCCAAAAGGATTTGCAGGCAACACTCCAATGGTCACTGGATCAATGGACTGGTCTAACTCCGAAGGTATTAAGATTGCTGCCGATGCTATCGCACAATCTACTTCAGGTCTGATGGATCTGAACAAAAAGATGAACTTGAGTTTCCTCCACAAGGCAATCAAGTCACTCAACCAACTCAGAATGATCGAAGATAGTCTTGTTATCTACAGACTATCACGCGCACCAGAACGTAGAATTTTCTACATTGATGTTGGTAATCTTCCCAAAGTAAAAGCAGAACAATACTTGCGTGACGTGATGGCACGTTACAGAAATAAACTTGTTTATGATGGAACTACTGGTGAGATTCGTGACGACAAAAAGCATATGAGTATGCTGGAAGACTTCTGGCTTCCTCGCCGTGAAGGTGGCAGAGGAACTGAAATCACAACTCTTCCTGGTGGTCAAAACCTTGGTGAACTCAAGGATGTGGAGTATTTTAAAAAGAAACTTTACAACTCACTCAACCTACCACCTTCTCGTCTCACAGATGATAACAAGGCATTCAACCTTGGTAAATCTACTGAGATTCTACGCGACGAACTAAAGTTCACTAAGTTCATCGGTCGTCTCCGCAAGCGTTTTGCTCAGTTGTTTCATGATGTTCTCAAGACTCAATTAATTCTAAAAGGAATTATTACTCCTGAGGATTGGGATGATATGGAAGAGCATATTCAATATGACTTCCTGTTTGACAATCACTTTAATGAATTGAAGGAGCAAGAGATGCAGATGCAGCGCATCACTCTTGTTACTCAGATGGATCCTTTTGTTGGTAAGTATTTCTCGACAGAATATATTCGTCGCAAAATTCTCATGCAAACTGAGAATGAGTATAAAGAAATTGACAAACAGATTCAGCAAGACATCGATTCTGGAATAGCAATTGATCCTGTTCAAGTCAACATGCTCACAGACTTAGAGCAGCAGAACAAAGCGTTTGAACCTGAATTACAGTCTGCGGAAGCAGATGCTGCAGCGGACAGAGAGATCAAAAAATTGAAATCGGCACCACCAAAACAATCAAGCAATTCGCAATCTAATAAATAATTGAATAGTTAACACTTAAACTATGGATTCTGAAGTATTAAATATTGTGAATCTTATTCATGATAAAAAACGCGGAGATGCTCTTGATAAGATCGATGATCTTCTTTTTGGAAAAGCAGCTCAAGCAATTGACGACTACAAAAAAGTAGTCGCAAACACTTTTTTTGATGAACCAACAGAAACTCAAGAAGAAGAATGAAACTCATTACAGAAAACATCGAAGATATTCAGATTCTTACCGAAGAAAAAAATGGTAAGCAGCACCTTTATATCGAAGGTGTTTTCTTGCAGTCTGAGATCAAGAATCGTAACGGACGTATCTATCCTTTCTCCGTATTGGAAAAAGAAGTGGGTCGTTACAATGAAGAGTATGTTTCAAAGGGACGTGCTCTTGGTGAACTCGGACATCCCGATGGTCCTACTGTCAATCTTGATCGTGTTTCTCATAGAATCACATCACTGAAAGCAGAAGGAACAAACTTCATTGGTAAAGCAAGAATTCTTGATACACCAATGGGTAACATCGCTAAGTCTCTTCTTGATGAAGGCGTCAAGCTTGGAGTTTCTTCAAGAGGTATGGGAAGCATCGACCGCCAGGAAAGTGCATCCTATGTTATGGACGACTTCATGCTTGCAACCGCAGCAGATATTGTCGCTGATCCTTCCGCACCAGATGCATTTGTTAATGGCATCATGGAAGGTAAGGAATGGGTGTGGGACAACGGTCTCTTAAAAGAAAAGCACATTGCTGAGATTAAGAAATCTCTCGACACCGCAACTAGACTGCAACTAGAAGAAAGAACACTTTCCGCGTGGCAGAACTTCCTTGCGGGTCTTTAATTTACTAAATTAATAAATAAACTATAGATAAAATAACGAACACGGGGAAACTCAAATGTCAGATATGTTAAACGAAAAGTTTGAGGAGTTTGCTGGTGAGCACGCTGCTGTCCTTTCTGAGGCTGGTCAAGATCCTATGCCAACAGTGACTGCTTCTGTGCTCCCTGGTGATGCTGCTGCCTCAGGTCAATCCAACACCGCTGTAAATGCTAAGGCAGCAGCAGGTGAAGGTGCGACTGGTCATGCTGCACCTCTTCAACCAGGAATCGCTATCGGTCAAAAAGCACCACAAGAAGTTAACAGTGTAACAACAACTCCTCACGAGCATGATGAGGATGGTGATGAAAATCCTGGCGCTAAGGCAGCTGCTCCTATTTCTGGTGGCATCTCTGGAGAACCAAACCGTGGCGCTTCTAACACCGATCTTCCTAATGGCACTGCTCCTAAGTTCGGTAGCAACATTGCATATGGAACTAAGGAAGGTGGTAGCGTAACCTATCCCATCAAGCCTAAGTTTGAAGAGGTAGATATGAGTGCAGATGTTGCAGCACTCACCGAAGGAACTGAACTATCAGAAGCCTTCAAAGAAAAAGCAACAACAATTTTTGAGGCTGCTGTTAAGTCAAAACTCTCGGAAGAGTGGGATAAACTCAACGAGACTTTTGAAGCACGTATTACTGAGCAAGTAGAATCTGCAAAGAAAGAACTTGCTGAAGAAGTAAATGGCACTCTCAACTACGCTGTCAACAAGTGGCTTGAGGAGAATCAAGTTTCTATTGATCGCGGCATCAGAAATGAGATCACTGAAGACTTCCTTGCAGGTCTTAAGAATCTCTTTGAAGAGCACTACATTAATGTTCCCGACGAGAAAGTTGATGTTCTTGAGGGACTAACTGAAGATCTTTGTAAGATGGAGGAGCGTCTAGACGAACAGGTCAAGCGCAATATTGAACTTCAAAATCGTCTGAACGAATCAGCAAAAGCAATCATCGTGAAAGAAATTTCCGAAGGTCTTGCTGATACACAAAAAGACAAACTAGCATCTCTTGCTGAAGGTGTTGAGTTTACTTCCGAGGAA